ACACAGTTTAGCTCTCAATAAATGAAAGTTAGTAATACGATTAATGACACGTAAATTTTCAAAATACAGTTGCCAGGGGTTTATTGTTGTGCCAAACGTGGCACCTACCGTCCAATTAATTGACGCTAATTTGATCGGTCGAGAAAAGAAGTTTCCTAACTCGGCATCATTTGAATCGGTAGTTGTGTGAACATCATCTAGACGATTGTCGATGCTATATGTCCACTGTTGGTTTTGATCAGAGAACCCTACAACTTGTTGCTGGGTTACATTTGTTTCTTCATTTATTTTTATATTCATTTTATTAGAAGTAGTCTATTTATTTAACCCATCATGCCTTGACTACGGCAAGTGGGGTACATATTTTTTCGTGCGGTCAAATCACTCCCCTAAATAGGGGTACTCCACGAGGGGAATACCTTATATGCAAAGCCTCTATATCTATATATAATATGTAAAAATACAAACACATGGTAACCATATACATACAAGACTGTTTGATTTTTGCCCATCGTCTCTACGGGCAGAGGGATAAGTTTTTCAGCATTCCAGGCTGTATCGACACTGATATAATTGGAGACATTCATCATAGTCTCGATCAAGCATCGAACATCCACCTGAGATACCATGTTTAGCGGCTACCGCCTTCATTTGGGCACGCCGCATTTCATAGTGATCTCTTCCATAAGCAAACCATTCCCTTAAGGCACCATCAATGTTTTGCATCGATTGTTCCAAGGGCGTGATTGCTTTTGATTTGAGCACAGAAGTTAAACTTTTAAAAATCGAAGTTTCTTCTAATGCTCCCATCCACTGATCCAACTCTTTATTATATACATTTTTCCTCTTAAGGAAATCCGCGTCCACATCATTCATATATGGGGTCGGCTCAGATTCTTTATCTGGCATAGTGAATACCATGTCACGCGCTTTCAAAAACTGCGCATATGCAACATGGTTAAATTCGTCATAACCTTCTTTTATGGACCCTTTCACATCATCTCCATAAGTCATCATTGAGGCTACTTCTCTAAAACTAGGAACCCTTTTTCCTTCATAAATTTTAAAGTAAGCACACCGCAATAATAATGAATTAAC